GCTGTAATCTCCTCTCTTGCTTCATTTAGTTTTGCTTCCATAGCCTCTTTAATTGCCGCACCAGCTTCTTCGCTTAGTGCGCCAGACTCTAGAAGATTAGCAAGGATTTCGTTTGCCATTGTTGCTTCTCCTGTTAAAGTTTTAGTTCACGAATGAACTTCACTATTTCCTCTGACAAGTACTTCTGTGCAGCCTTGTCATGTTTTACATCTTGTGCCAGCTGCCATGTTTGGAAGCCGCCACGCATGTTCATTAGTCCTTCGTAGATTGCCTTTGGATACGCATCCGGTGCGCTTGGCTGTGCTACGATGTCTACTGTGACAATCTCAAAATTACTCACATTACCCTGGCCATCAACTTCACCAGAACCACGAGATGAGACACCCAAAGTAGCGCCTGACTCGATTAGTGTTCTGATAATGTTGCCCATTGGCGTAGGAACAATTTTCAGTTTACCATAGCCGTTTGGTCCATCCATCCACATGTTTTCAATAATATGAGAAACACGATCAACATTTACTGTTAATTCTGGTGGGTGGTCACATTCTCCTAAGACTGGGAAACCGTCAGAAATTTTCTTCTGAACACTTTCCACTGCCTTAGATATTTCAGATACCGGATAAACACGTTGGTTAGCATTCTTCACTCCGCCTTGGACGAAGATGCCTTCCATGAACATGTTCTTTTCACCATCTTCACTTTCCACAATACGTGATTTCACGTTTGCTTGATTGTGTGATAATCTCTCAATAAGAACTGTCATTGGTTTCTCCAAATGAATAAATTATGATGTGATTGCTTTTGTATTCACACCATTATCACCTGGCTTTGCAGTTTGACCTGACATAGCTGGCGCTTTTTTGTTACCTGATACATTTACATTTTTTGTATTCATATCTTTTGGTGCTTCACCTTTGCCACCCGCTGTGTTACCATCGTGTGTTTTTACTGGTGCTGCGTTTGAATCGTCACCTGGACGTGCTGGGTTCGCATTGACTGGTGATGAACCACCGTCGCCATTGTCACCTGCTGAAGCTGATACTGCGTCAACGTATTCGTTTAGCTCTTCTTCTGATGATTCTTCTAAGTCTTCTTCTGACTCTTCTAAATCTTCTTCATCTGCTTCTTCTAGTTCTAGCTCTAATGATTCTTCCATGTCGTCTTCTTCATCTTCCATGTCCATTTCATCATCGCCTTCACCTGACATTATTTTTTCGAACTCTGCTTCTAGCTCTGCTAGTGCTGATTCTAGATCGTCTACACGTGTTTCCATGTCTTCATCCGCTTCATCATCGCCCATTTCTAGGTCGGCTAATGCTTCTTCATCATCCATTTCATCTTCGTCATAGATTTCTTCAGATTCGATTTCTTCAGCATCCGCTTCTAATTCTTCTGCTGATTCATCTTCTTCTTCATCTAGGCCTAGTTCAGCTTCTTCAAGCTCTTCTGACTCGTCTAGGTCTTCTTCTTCTGACTCGTCCAGATCCTCAAGTTCTTCTTCTACAACTTCGTCACTCTCGTTTAGAAGTTTTTCGTGGATTTGACGAGCGTTCTCTACGATAAAATCATGTAGTAGCTCTTCTGCTGCTTCACGCTCCTCGTTGATAAGAAGTTCTAGCACTTGTTCTAACTTACTTCTTGACATTATAAGTCTCCTTATCTTAGTTTAGCCACGAATTATGTGGCAAAATTGTAGAAACACTCTTGTTTCAAAAGTATTTATAGATAAAATATAGGTTTTATATGGAAACATTAAAAAACGGCTGTTTTTCAGCCGTTTTTTGGTTGTAGAGATATTTAGTACACTTACAGTTGATATAACATACTAGTTAATATCAAATATCAGGAATTTCTCCGCCTTCGCCGCCAGCAGCACCATACTGCTTTTTAAGTTGCGAAGATTTTATATTTTCCTGATATTTTCTGTACTCTCTAATCTTTCTTAACTTGGAAAGGTGCTTAAGAGTTAGACGAACTTTACGTGTATCGTCCAATTCTATTTTGTTTGCATCATCCTCGTCAGGAGAATAGTTTTCTTTTAATTCACTGTATCTCATAATAGTATTTATACTTCTTGTTCAGTTTCAGCGTTTTCTTCACCTGAAATAACTGAACCATCTTCAGTATCGGCATCAGTTTCGTCAAAGTCAAAGTCTTGATCATCAAAATCTGCTGGTGGGGCTGCTCCGACATCTTTCATACCGTCTGCTGCACCTGCTAATGAATCAACTTCTTGTCTTTCTTCACGCCATAGCTTTTCGTTTTCTAGGATTTCGTCTTCTGTTAGACCTAAGAAACGCTGTAGAGCAAAACGCTTACTGATATAATCTGCGCCTTCAATAGCAGAGAATACATTCATAGCTACTTGGTCTACTTCTGCTTGACGGAACTTACCAAAGTTCTGAGGAGTATTGAACTTAAGATTGAATAGAGAACTTTCTACCATAACACCACGATGTTTCAAGAACATTTTAAATTCACGGTCCAGTTCTTCAACAATAAGTGCCTGTAAACGTTCACAATATTTTGTAAATCTAAACTCAGCTATCATAGCAGTTCCAACACGACCGTCAGTGTATGTTGATCCGCCATCTTCTAGTCCACCTAGGTATGATGGTGGAACACGTAGACCACGCATTAATTTATCATTAAAATACTTCAAGTCATCAATCTGACCTAAGTTCTCACCGCCTGGTAGAGTTTCAACTTTAGAACCACGGCCTTCTGCTGTCTGAGCAAAGAAGTAATCTTCCATGATTGATAGTGGATTGTAAGCACTATCTGTAATGTTCTGACCACCACCTGTTTTAGATGGAATACGTCTTTGATGAATTTCCCCTTTGATACGCTCTAGGTGCTGTCTTGCTTTGTGTGTTGGCATGTTACCAACGTCAATATAAAACACTCTGCGCTCTGGTGCACGTTGTACACGATAGATTAGAATAGCATCTTCAAGTAGTTCTTTTTGTTTGTAAACTTTAAAAATTGGTTCTAGTACACTAGTACCGAAAGGCCAGAAGTTATCAACACCTTCACTAAGTGACAAGTGAACAACGTGTGCAGCGTCAATCGGTGTTGATGTTTGTTCATTAACAAAGCGAGTACCGCCCGCACTACCACCAGTATAACCTTGTGTAGTATTACTGTTTAGATTAGGAAGTCCCATACCAGCACTACCAGTTTGGGTAAGTTTGTTTGAATCCGCAGTAATATTCATACTCTGTATATTAACATCAATATCTTTGATATAATATGCTTCTACTTTTTTACCTTTACCTTCATTGACAACAACTTTATCTACTTTAGCAGGATTAACCCAAAATAGCTTGTATGTTTCTGGATCACGAACAAAAACTTGGTCACCGTATTTGATGGCATTTCTAAAGATACGGAAGACACGCTTGTTTAATTCGTTAACATTACACCATTGTTTTAATGTACGCTGAATAATATCGTTTTCTGACTCAGTTGGATCTTCGTTGAAATCAACAGAGAAAGGCATAGCAGTTTGTTCATCACGCAATGTAGAGAACTCTGCGATAATGTCCAGTGCAGCATTAACTTCACTATCCATATCCATTTGGTCATACTGACTGTAACGCTGTACACGGTTTGGTTGACCCTGATAAACTTCAGGTAACCAACTACTGTAGCGATTGTTACTTGCTTCAGCACCATTGTTTGTAGACGGTGCCTGCTTTGGAGGCATTCCATCGTATGTTTTAAAATATTTTTTCCAAGTTGCCATCTTTACTTCCTATAAAGTTTAGTATAACATGTAAAAAGTCACATGTCAATAATTATCTCTGTAATTGTACTATCATTGATCTTATTTCTGATATCAGTGATGTCATTATTTCTATTTGTCTACTCTCGTCTGAAGTAACACCATCTTTTTTCATTTTAGATATTTCATCCGTCAACTGAGCTATGTTACCAGATAGAGATGATTCTGTATTATTACTTCTCTTTAACATTTCTTCAACCATAAGAGTTACATTTTTAGCATCTAATACTCCAATTTCAGTTTGACCTCTTTCAATCATTGGTTCAAGTGTTTCATCACGCAATCTTAGTGCCATTTCTAATCGTTTCGCATATCCAGTGATATTTCTTTCCAAAAAAGTAGCATTTTCAGCGATCATTTCCTGTGTTAGGTCTTTTACATCTACACCTATTCTATCAGCAAATTCTTTAAGTGTCGCATTTGTTCTTTGTAGATTTTCCTGCATTGGGATAACATTTTCACGTGCTGCTTGATTTTGTTGTTCTTGTAAAGCTACAACTGCATTAGATTCTAATACGTTTCTTAGTCTTTGTAATTGTTCCGTATTACCAACAATAGCAGTCGTATTACCATTGAATAAATCAGCAACAGTTTCAACACCACCAGCAGTCAGTGCTGCTAGTTCAACTGCTGCAGTTTGTAGATTAATTGCTCCTTTGATTGTGGTGGAGAGTGGTGTTATAGTCTCACTGACAAGTTTTTGTA